CGGCAATCCGATGCTGTCGTGGACCCCGCAGGCGGGCCTGCGGAGCGTGCTCGAGTGAAATCCCATCTTTTGCAGCAACCCATGGACCATCAAGCGAAACGGTGCCACGCGCACAGCAGCCGCACCGGAGAGCCTTGCAAGAAGTGGGCAGTCACTGGCAAGAACGTCTGCCGATCTCACGGCGGCGCGCGTGGCGCAGGAGGTGCGGTCGCGGCCTTGAAGCACGGTCGCTACTCGAAGTCGCTGGGTAAGCTCGCGGCCGGCTACGAGTCCTCGCTCAACGACCGCAACCTCTTCGACCTGCGCGAACCCATCGCGGCGCTCGACGGCGTGACGAAGCGCCTGATGGCGATGGTCGACGAGCACGACTCGCCGGAGTGGCGGCGCGCCGTTCGCGCGAAGTACAAGGCCGTGCGCGAGGCGCTGGCCGCCGGCGACCCGAGCGTGGCCGTGATGCTCGAGGAGCTGGGCGAGTTGATCGACAGGGGCGCGGCCGAGGGCTCGAACTTGGAGAGCCTCGGATCGAACCTCGACAAGCTGGCGCGCCGGATCGAGGGCGCGTGGGGCATTCATCTCCAGAAGACGCAGGTGATGAACAAGGGCGAGCTGATCGGCTTGCTGGCGAAGTTCGTCACGGTGGTGCGCGACGAGGCCGGATCGGCCATCGCGTCGCGCGTGCAGCAGCAGCTCTTCACCCTGCTGTCGGCGTCGGCTCCGGCGCAGATCGTCGAACACGGCAAGCCAGAAGACCCCGAGCGGCAGGAGTAGGCGATGCACATCTTCGACGAGTTGGCGGCGCGCGAGATCACGAGCGTGGACCTAGGCTTTGCCAGGTACTCGCTGCGCATCATGGAGACGCTGCACGTCGACGAGTGGGCGCACACCGACACGGACGCGCACGAGATCTGCCTGCGCTGCGACCTCGACGACGGTCCCGCGCGCGAGTTCCTGATGCATGAGCTGACGCACTGCGTGCTCGAGGTGGTCGGCTACACGGGACAGGACGACAACAAGATCCACGGCGACACGAACGAGGACATGACCACGAAGCTTTCACGCGGCTTCCTGCTGCTCGTGCGCCTCAACCCGGACTTGATGGCGGCGCTCTGCGAGTCCGATGCCTGAGCCGCTCGTGCACGACGAGGAGACCCGGCGTCTCCTGCTCGAGGCCTTGATGGAGGTGGGCAAGCTGCACAACCTCCGCGAGGGCGAGGCGATGTTCGAGGAGTTCCGCGGGCAGGAATCGAAGCTCTGCAAGAAGGTCTTCGGCGCGCGGCTCTGGGCGGCGCAGCGCGAGATCATGCAGCAGTTGTCGACTCGGCGGTTCGTGACCGTGCGTTCCGGGCGCAAGGCCGGCAAGACGGAGACCGGCGCGCTCGCGGTGCTGGCGTTCCTGTACACGTCCAAGTGCGTGGTCCTTACGACCGCGCCGACGGGCCGCCAGGTGCGCGACGTGTTGTGGCAGCGCATCGGCTCGATGTGGTCGAAGGCGAAGACCAAGTGGCCGGCGCTTCCGGGCGAGCTGGGCACGATTCGACTGACGGTCGCGCCCGAGCACTACGCCTTGGGCATCTCGACGAATTCGCCGGACAGGTTCCAAGGGTGGCACGCCGGCGTGCGGCTGCCCGACGAGATCGAGGGCGAGGAGCAGGACGCCGAGGGCGTGGCCGTCGAGCGGCTCAAGCGCGAGGCCGAGATCGGCGACAAGCGGCTCGTGGTCATCATCGACGAGGCCGCCGGCGTGGACGACGCGGTCTACCGCGCGATCGAGGGCTCGCTGTCGGGCCCGAACGTGCACGTCCTCCTGACCGCGAACCCGACGATCGACGCGGAGTCGGACCACTTCTTCGCGCGCAGCTTCCGGAACGCGGCGCGCTGGCACCGGATCAGGATCTCGGCGTGCGCGGACGACGTGCCCGACCCCGTGCCCTACGACTCGTTCCACGTCGCGCCGGACTGGCTGGCCGACAAGGAGTGGGTCGAGCAGATGCGCGCGGAGTGGGGTACGGACTCTCCGCTGTGGTCGGCCTATGTGCTTGGCAAGTTCCCGGAGCAGAGCCTCGAGCGTCGGTTCGTGACGAAGGGCATGCTGATCGCCGCGGCTGATGCGGCCTTGCCGGAGGTGACGAGCGCGGGCCAGTTGCACCTGGGCGTCGACGTGGCGCGGCAAGGAAGCGACGAGAGCGTGGCGACGCTGTGGGCGAACGGCGTGCTGAAGGAGCAGATCTCCTGGAGGCTGCCGGATCTCATGGCGACGGCGGCGAAGATCGTCGAGCTGGCGAAAACGTGGGGCCACAAGGGCGAGTCGATTCCGGCGCGGAACATTCACATCGACGCCGTGGGCATGGGCGCTGGCGTGGTCGACCGCCTGAAGCAGCTCGGCTACTACGTCGACTCGGTCGACTTCGGTGCGTCGGCGAAGTACGACTGGCGAGAGTTGACGGGCCAGATGGTTTTCAGCGATCGCAAGAGCGAGCTGCACTGGGTCGCCAAGCGTCTTCTCGAGGAGCGCAAGATTGCGATCCCGCCGAAGTTCGCGGAGTTGTGGCGGCAGGCTCAGTGGGCTCGCTACGAATTCGAGGACAGCGCGAAGGGCACGCGGGTCGCGCTACATCGCGAGGATTCAAAAGACGGCCTTCGCGAGCGTTACGGCCGGAGCCCCGACCAGTGGGACTCGGCGATCATTGGATTGTCGCGTGGCGCGAGCGTGAAGCCCGGATTCATGGTGCAGCCGCGCGGCACGATGAGCGTGTTCCGGAGGGGCCGCTAGTGCCGCATCTGGTAGTCTCTCGCTCGGTTCAGCACACCAGCCCCACCTCGTGTGCGACGCAGCCGAAGATCGGCAGCGCGGCACCCGCCGGCGGTTCACCTTTCGCCGCCGGCGGGCAGCCACCTCTGGAGGTGACCATGGCTCGGCGCATCGTCGAAGACAGCAAGCTGCTCCCGGCGCTAGTGCTTTGCGAATCTGGCAAGGCCGACGAGTGCACGCCGAGTCAGCTCTTCGCGATGTGCATGCGCTCCTGGCTGATCCTCGGCGTGGAGGGCGACGGTCACGGCGGCGTGCTGATGTACACCGGGCTCACGCACGCGGGCCGTCGGGAGGTCGAGCTTTTCCGCAAGATGCGCGGACTACCTCCTCCAGCGCCAGACGAATCAGGACAGACGACTTGATGCGATGGCGGCTGGCGATCTGGAAGAGGGCAGCGTAGGTGCTCTTGTGTAGTCTGGCGGTGACGACGACGAGGGCGTCGCCTTCGCGTCTGCGAGGCTCGAGCATACGGCCGGAAGGTTTACGCGCCAACGTGGGAGGATGTTACCAGTGACGAAGAAGCGCCAACCGGCACCCTTTAAGCGTATGCCCGGCAGTCCGTTCGTTTTCGAGCGGGCGTCGGGCGACGGCGTGCAGAAGTCCATGGACTCTCTGCTTCGCCAGATCGGCCTAACGCGCGCCAGTCTTGGCGGCCGCGAAGAGGTCGAGCAGCCGCTCTACGACTCTTGGGTGGTCTTCGCGTGCATTCAAGTCCTGACCGAGGCGGTCCGCCAGGTGCCGATCTGCATCTGGGAGTCGAAGGACGAGGACGCGCAGGAGGTCGGGGAGGACCATCCGATCCGGAAGCTGTTCGAGATGCCGAACAGCGACATGGGCCTCGCCGACCTTCTGTCGGCCGGCATGAGCCACCGCAAGCTCTCGGGCGAGGACTGGTGGTTCCTGATGGACGCCGAGGGCAAGCCGATCACGCCGAGCTTCGACGCTCGGTCGCCGATCCCGTTGCCGACGCAGATCGTGCCGGTGTCCGGGGAGTACGTCGAGGACGAGCGCGACCCGTCGACGGGCCGCATCGTGCGCGTGCAGTACGGCGCGGCGGCGGTGGCTGCTCCTCCGGTCTTCTCGGTCGGCTCGACGGTCCACTTCTACGACTACAACCCGAACGACCCGCAGCGCGGGCTGTCTCCGCTCGAGGCGGCGATGCGCGTGATTTCGGTCGGCTTCCAGACGGAGCGTTACCAGGAAGCCGTGATGCGCGGAGGCGGTCCGGGTGCCTTCCTCAAGTACGAGGACGGCATGTCGAACGAGGAGGAGTTCCGACTGCAAGAAGTCGTGAACGAGGCCACGCGCGACCCCGACGTGATCGGCGGCTTTAAGGTTTTGACGGGCAAGGTCGACGTGGTTCCGAACCCGGCGACGCCGAAGGACATGCTTCAGCGCGAGACCCTGAGCTGGGTCCGCGACACGGTGTGCAGCATCCTCCAAGTGCCGCCGCCGGTGATCGGCAACTACGACACGGCGACGTACAACAACGTCTCCGAGGCGTACCGCCTGTTCTGGCAGAGCGTGAAGGGCTACCTCGAATCGGTGGCCGGCAAGATCAACAGCCACTTCCTAGCTCGCCTCGACGATCCGCGCCTCGCCGGCTGCTATGTGAGCTTCGACTTCTCGGGCATCGTGTCGTTGCAGGACGACAACTCGGCGAAGTTCAAGCTGGCGGCAGACCTGGCGGCGATGGGCGTGGGCCTGTCGTTCAACGACGCGGCCAAGATGCTGGGCCTCGAGGTCGAGACCGTGGAGTCGGCCAGCACGGTCTTCGTGCCGATGTCGAACGTAGTCTTCGGCAAGAACGACCAGAACACGGGCGACATGTCCCAGCCTGCGCCGTCAAGTCCGGCATCGGAGCCGGCGGCCGCAGTCGAGCAGCCGGCCGAGCAGGACATGCCGGCCGAGCAGATGCTGGCCGGCGAGAAGGCGCTGCGGTCGCGCGAGGAGCGCGTGGCCTTCGCGGAGGCGATCTACCAGAAGTCGCTCGACAAGCAGGAGCGCCGACTGGCGGCAGACGTCCTGACGTGGCTGCGTCGCTACGAGCGCGCGCAGCGCGAAAAGATTCGGGAGTACGCCGACCCTTCGCCGACCAAGTCGGTCGTGAAGGCGTGGACCGAGCGCGAGATTGAAACGCACATCCTCCTTCAGCAGGAGGAGTGGGCCAAGCAGCTCGACGCCTTGATTTCAAACACGCTGACGGCGACTTGGCGGGCGGGGCTCGCGGACACGGCCGACCTGATCGGTGCCGTGCAGCTTGAGATCACCAATCCGCGCGTCGTGCGCCTGATCGCGGAGCAGCGCGCGCAGATCGTCGAGGGCGTGACCAGCCGCCTGGCAGACGAGATCCGTACCAAGCTGCTGCGCACGTTGTCGACGGCGACCAGCACGCCGGAGGTCCAGTCGCAGTTGCTCGAGGTGCTGCCTGAGCTGGACGAGAATCTGGCTTCGGTGTTCGGCAACAAGGAGGCTCGTGCGCTTACGATCGCGCGCACGGAGACGGGCAAGGCGTACAACTCTGCGGCCTTCGAAGAGTACAACGAGGGCGGCGTGCGCGAGCTGGAGTGGGTCGCGTCGAACGATGCGACGACTCGGGCGTCGCACATGGAGCTCGACGGCCGGCGTGTGAAGCCCGGCGAAGAGTTCAAGCCCGGCCTGCGCTTCCCGAACGACCCGAACGGCGCGCCGGAGGAAGTCATCAACTGCCGGTGCGTTCTCGCGCCGATCACCTGACCATGGAAGTCCTAGTTCACAACAGCGAAGTCCAGAAGCTGGCGGCGCGCATCCTGAATGGCATCGCGACGCCGGCCGAGCTGGCGTCCGCGAAGTCGGAGGACGTCTTTGCCATTAAGCTGGACACGTCGGCGATCCACGTTCGCGGCGTGGCGGCTCCGGTGTCGAAGGCCCAGGACGGCGGGCGCACGCGGCGCTTCATCGCCAGCGACGAGACGGCCGACCGCATGGGCGACATCATCCGCGTCGCCGGCTGGAAGTTCGAGCAGTTCGAGAAGAACCCCGTCGCCCTGTGGGGCCACGATTCGGACGCCTTCCCGATTGGGCGCGTGCACGACTGGACGATGGAGCGCGAGGCCGGCCGTCCGGTTTTGCGCGAGTCGATCACCTACTTCTCCGAGGCCGCGAACCCTGCGTCGGAGGCTGTCCTGCGGATGATCGACGAGGGCGGTCTGCGCGCGGTGAGCGTGGGCTTCGTGCCGACGCGCGCGTACAAGCCGAAGAACGAGGCCGAGCGAAAGGAACTCGGCCTCGGCCCTTACGGCGTGCTGTACGAGGAGCAGCAGCAGCTCGAGCTGTCGAACTGCTCGATCCCGGCGAACCCGAACGCGCTGCTCTCGAAGTCGCACAAGCGCGACCCGATCGCCAAGGCGATGTCGGACATGGTAAAGCGCGGGGCGATCTCGCGCGAGATGGCCGACGACCTCCTGATGCGCGTGGCCGGCATCCAGCCGACGCGGCGCACGTTCGCGGTGGGTGCGGTCGAGAAGCTGGAGCAGGACGAACTGGATGCCGTTTACAGCGCGTGGCGCGACGCGGTGAACATGTCGGCCAGCGAGTTGAAGGCGTGGGACGCGAACGAGTGCAGCCGCAAGGCGAGCGTCGACGCCGACGCCGTGATCAAGCGCAACCTCGAGCTGCTCGAGACGCCGAAGGACAAGTGGGACCGCCGTCTCGTGGACAACGCGAAGCGGACGATCTCGTTCGTGGCTCGAATGAAGAACATGGAGCAGGGCGAGCCGGTCAGCGAGGCGTGCCCGATCTCCAAGCGCGACATCTCGCTGAAGAACTGGGCCTACGATCCGATGAAGAAGTCCACGAAGAGCGAGCCCGCGCCGGCCACGGCGGCCGAACTCTTGCAGGAGTGCGTGTCCTTGAAGATCCCCAAGTTGATCGACGAGCACCCGGAGTGGGAGATCGACCAGGTGGTCGCGGTGGCCTACAACATGTGCCGCGAGGGCACGGCGTCCGTCGAGTCGCCGGCCGAGGAGTCGAAGTCGGCGTGCGCGTGCGGCGCGAAGACCAAGGCCGCGCCCGGCGAGTTGAAGGTCGGCGACTTCGTGACGTGGGACTCGAGCGGTGGTCAGGCCTTCGGCGAGATCGTGGACGTGGAGACGGAGGGCAAGATCGAGGTGCCCAACTCGGACTTCAGCGTCGAGGGCACGTCGGAAGATCCGGCGGCGATGATCAAGATCTACCGCGCCAACGAGGAGGGCGAGTACGAGGAGACGGACGTCTTCGTGGCGCACAAGTTCTCGACGCTGACGAAGGTGGAGATCGAAGTCGAGGTCGAGGAGGCCGAGGAAGAGGAGCCGGTTGAGATGTCGGCCGATGCCGTCAAGGCTCTGGCTGCCGCGCTCGACGCGCAGATCGCCGCGCTCACGGCTCTGGACAAGGGCCTGCGTCGCCTCAATGATTCGATCGAGGCGCTGGAGAAGCGTTTCGACGAGGCCGCGATCGAGAAGATCGCCGGCGAACCCAAGAACAAGGCGGCCGCTCTGCGGTCGTCTGGACGCGAAGACGCTGCGGCGTTCTTCGCGCAGGTGGCCGAGCGCGTCGCTCGGTCCCTGTGACAACCTTTGACCGCAGAGGGAAAGACAGATGGAAATCAACAACCAGTCGGTCGAGGCGCTGTCGCAGGCGCTCATCGGCCAGCTCAAGAGCAACCTGGACCAGCGCGACGCCGCCTTGTGCGAGCGTCTCGCGAAGCAACTGGACGAGAAGCTGGACGCCCAGCGTCGCGAAGCCGACGCCAAGGCGGCCCGCTTCGCGGTGCCCGGCCTGTCGCAGGACAGCAAGGAAGTGAAGGAGTTCTCCTTCTCCAAGCTGATCGGCGGCTTGATGAAGGGCAACGTGGCGAAGTTCGCGCCGCTCGAGTACGAGATGTGCTCGGCTGCCGCCGGCACGATGGACTCGGCCGTGGTGACCAAGGACATGGTGACGACCGTCGACAGCCTCGGCGGCTTCATCGTTCCGAACCAAGTGATGTCGGCGCAGATCATCCCGCTGCTCCAAGCTGCGGTCACGGTCTACGAGGCCGGCACCGTTCGCATGGGCGGCCTGAGTGGTTCGCCTGTTCAGATCCCGAAGATCACGGGCGCGACGACGGCCTACTGGCTGGGTGAAGTCGAGGCCGTGACTTCGGGCGACATGACCTTCGGCCAGATCGACCTCTACCCGCATGACGTCTTCGCGCTGTGCACGCTGTCGAACCGTCTGATCGAACTGGGTGCGCCCGGTGCCGAGCAGCTCGTTCGCCAGCAACTGGCGCGGGACATCGGTCTGAAGATCGACGCGGCCGTGTATAACGGCACGGGCGCTGCTGGTCAGCCGACCGGCATCTACAACACGACCGGCATCAACAGCGTTGCTACGGTTGGCGACCTGTCGCTGGCCGTTGCTTACGGCAAGCTGCTGGATATGGAGAAGGAGCTGTACCTCGACAACGCGCAGACCGTCGGCGAGTTCGTGTGGGCCATCCACCCGACCTTGTTCCAGAAGTTGCGTCAGCAACTTGACACGGAAGCGAGCGGCGCGAACGTCCAGCCGAAGACCCGTCCGTTCATCGACGCTGGCAAGATCGAGCGTCTGCTCGGCTATCGCTACGTCCTGTCGACTCAACTGCCGAGCAACAAGATTCTCTTGGGCGCGTTCGCGGCGTCGATGGTTGCGGAGTGGGGCACCATGGTGCTCGCGGCTTCGCGTGAGGGCACGAACTTCACCAAGCGTCAGACGCAGATCCTCGCCGGCATGACCGTCGACGTGGGCGTGCGTTACCCGGAAGCCTTCTGCGCCGGCACGGGCGCGAGCTGATCCACCAACCAACACCAAGGAAAAGGAGAACACTCCCATGCACATGGACTTCCGGTCTCACCACAAGGTTGTGCAGGCCCTCAAGGCCGACAACTATGCCGCCTCGACCCACACCTCGGCGGAGATCGACACGGCTGGCTTTGCCGAAGCCGTCATCATCTTCGACGCTGGCACCGCGGGCGGCACGGTCGATGTGATCGTGCGCGACCCCGACACCGCCGGCGGCACCTATGCCGACCTGACGGGTGCGGCGTTTACTCAAGTTTCGTCTACCAACGATGATGCTGTCTATGTCGGCCGCATCCGTCTCAACAGCGCGACCGCCGGCACCACCGACAAGTGCAACCGCTACATCAAGGTGCAAGCCACCGTCACTACGGCGGCGGCCGACCTGGGCGTGACGGTGCTCTTGCTCGGTGCCGTGAACCCGAGCGTCACGCTCAACACGATGGCCTTCTCGATCGACTGATCGTCTGACGGACTGTGGAATCGAGGGCCGTCGTCGCCGCGAGCGGCGGCGGCCCTTGTGCTACAACTCGCGGCATGCATCACCCCATGAGCCTGCACATCGTTGGAAAAGGGCATGCGCTGCACGACCCGAAGGCGAAGGGCGTGAACAAGGCGTGGCTCCTCGAGGGCCAGACGCTGGATCTTGGCGACCCTTGGGTGGTCGAAGAGATCCGAGGGCAGGAGTACAAGCTCGAGCCGGCACCGGCTGGCGCGAGCGAGACGCCGAAGGAGGCGTGGCCGGGCGCGCTGCTGAACAGGTGGCGTGCGTCGAGGCCGAACATCGAACACGCGGCCGAGGTGCTCGAGGCGATCACGCCGGAGCCGCCGGCCGAGGAAGCGGCTAGCGTGGAGACCAAGCGGCGAGGCCGCAGGAAGAAGTCGGAAGATGAACTTTGACGGGAAGACTGGAATCAAGCAGACGTGCCTTCGTGGGCCTGCGCAAGTCATCAGTCCTGGCGCTACCGTCACGACGGGCTCGATCACTCCGTCGGGATATCGCCACGCGCTCTTCCATGTCCAGACCGCCATCACGGGCGCGCGCGTGGTGACCGGCAAAATCGAGCACAGCGAAGATGGCTCGACGAATTGGACCGAAGTCTCGGGGACTAGTTTTTCGATGAGCGTCGCCGCCGGCGATGGCACGGAGGGCCTCCGCTCGATTCTCGTCGCGCATGATGCGGCCCGCGAATATCTGCGTGTGTCCCTTACCCAAGGCGGCGGCACCAATGTCGCGCCGGTCGTCGGCGTCATTCAATTCAATCCGGCGGTCGATCTTGGCCTCAGCACCTTCAACCTCGTGGTGAACTAAATGCGCAACGACCAGAAAACGGGCCTCAAGAATACTTGTATCCGTACGACGTTGACGACCACCGCCGACACGGCGGCTCTGACGGCCGACAACTATCGGTTCTGCATCCTGCACGTCCACGTCAACGCCGCCGGCGGTGGCAAGACGGCCGTCGTTCAGATTCAAGACAGCGACGATGGTGTCAGCTATGCCAACGTCGGCTCTGCGGTGACGATTGCCGGAGCCACGGCTGAGACGTCCGGCATGATCTTGATCGACCATCAGAAGACACGGCGTTACGTCCGTGCGAACGTCGCGCCAGGCGGCAGCGCGCAGACCAGCGTGAACGCGGTGCAGTTCAACGAGCTGGTCACGCCGGACGCCGTTGCGAACGTCTCTAACTCGGTGCTCTGAGCCATGGCGATCGACTACACCACTCGCGCGCGCGTCAAGACGCTGCTGGGCATCGCCAACGCCGACGTGTCGCAGGACTCGCTGATTGATCAACTGATCACGGCGACGAGCCTGCGGTTCGACACGGAGATGCGTCGCCACGGCCAGCAGACTGCGCGCACGGAGGTGTATCCGATCAAGCTCTCGCGCCGGATCATCACGCTGCAAGGCGCGCCCGTGAATGCGGCCGCGGCCATGACGGTCAAGTTCAACGACACGACGGACTTCACGACGGCGACCACGATGGTCGAGAACGACGACTACGTCGTCGAGGACGCGGCCGGCGTGATTCGGTTGGTGTCGCAGGGCACGCCGTTCACGTCGGGCACGATCGGTCGGCCCATCATGCCGTACTACGTCCAGGTGACGTACACGGGCGGCTTCGCCACGAGCACGGCGAACCTGATCTCGAGCTATCCAGACCTCGCGCAGGCGTGCGACTTGCAGGTGGCGTATCTCCACCGCCGGCGCACGAGTCCGGGCGGCGACGTCAAGGTCGGCGACAGCTACACGTCGTACACGAAGGACTACGGCATCCTCGACGAAGTTCGTTCGACCCTCAACAAGTACAAGCGACTGACGCTGTGACGGAGGCGCGCGTAAACCTCGACAAGATCGTCCGGCTGCTCAAGAAGCTGCCCGGAGCCATCGACATCGAGACCCGCAAGGCGTTCAAGGAACACGGTCTAGCCTTCCGCGAGGCGATGATCAGAGAGAGATTCACGGGCTTTACCACCAGTGCTCCGCGTGAGGGCGGTCGGAATCAAAATCGGACGGGCACCTTGCGCCGTTCGTTCGGCAGCGAGGTGGTTGGCGGTCTTGGTAAGGGCACGCCGCTGACGCTGTCGGTCTTTTCCTCTGG